GCCCCTTCAATGGCATCGTGCCATTCTTGCCAGTAAGCGTAGGCAAGGAACGACTTGGCGTGTCCCTCGTGAGTCGCTGCAGCACGCAGCAGGTAGTCAACGCTGGTCACCAGTGCGGCACTGGCATCATCCGGTGCAGGGTGCGTTTGGCTGAAACACTCCAGCGCATGGCGCAGGCTATTCCGAAGGCTCTTTAGTTCCACGCTGCGCTTCATCGGTCGCCTCCATTCTTCATGCCGCACCGATTTATCAGGATTCTCCCGAAGCCGATAGCGGAGCCTTCACCGTACAGGCCATCGGTGTCAACCTGTGGTATTCCCCACAGTTCAACTTCTTCCACGACGGCCATAAGTGCCATCAGCAGGTCGTCGCGTGAGGGGTATTCATCGCGCTTCATCGGTCGCCCCCTTCCTCGTCGCCGAAGAGGTCCCGGTCAGCACCAGGGCGATCCTCCAGTTCATCCACCAGGCTGGCGGGCAGCCCGTGCATTCCCCAATACTCAGACGATGCTTCCTCCAGTTCCGCAAAGTAGGCGGCTAAGCGATTGTGTCGGGGCTCCGGCCATCGGTCTAGTGTGCTCATGGTGTGTCTCCTGTGTGTGTGGTGTAGTGACCTGCAACGGTGCAGGGGATCGGGGCGCGACTACTGTGCGCCCGTCACCCTCAAACCGTCACTCCTTCCGGCGGGACTCTCCGAACACTGCCGCTAGGAAACCTATCGACAGAAACACTAACGCGGCTACTGTGATTCTCTCATGCACTGCGACACCCGCTGCACAGAAAGTTCGTCGCCATGTTCCCCACAGGCGAGGACACCAGCGCATCGTCGTCCATGCCCTGCACCAGCGCATCGGCTAGGGCGCGAGCCTCCAGCAGTTTGCTACGCGCATCCATCAACAGCATGTATGTGGAACCCTTGCCATGAAACCACAGTTCGTCGGCGGTTTCCTTCAAGTCGCGCAACGTGTCATCCAGCGAACGGCAGACCATTAGCGGCCCCCTTTCTTAGCCTTCGGAGCCTTGCGCGTTGCCTTCATCCGCTCCAGATCCTCGCGCACCTGATCCAACTGGCGGCCCAGCAGGTCCACGATGTCCCGCTGCGCATCGGTCTCGTCCTCCATGGTCTCCAGCAAACACTTCGCCTCCACCAGTTCGGCCACCAGTGCGCGCTCGTTCTCCTGCTGGACTTCGATTGTGTACTGTCCGATCCGTCCGACGTTAGTACGTGCCATGTGTAACTCTCTCTTCTGCCCCTAGGTGGGGCTGTGGTGTGTTCCGCTGGTTTGCACCTTGCAAGCCTAGCGGGCAGGCCACCCCGAAGGATGGCGAGCCCGAAGGCTTGCTGGTTAGACCATGGCCAGCGCACGGGTGAAGACCTGAGCCTTCGCCTTCGCATAGTCGCCGACAAGGTTCGACGAGACACGTTCCATGCCATCCAGCCGGCCGCGGGCGTGGCCCAGCCAGTGGGTAGCGGCATTCGCTGCCACCAGTGCCGTCCCACCGAAGCGGGTCGCCTCACTGTCGAACACCTTGCCCATATAGGCAAGAGCCTCCACTGCGCGAGCCTTGCGACGTTCCTCGCCGGGTGTAGTGGGCTTCATCACCACAGGGCCTTCGCTAGCGGTGAACGCATCCAGCCACAGGTCGGACACATCATCACGGGACAGGGTGTGGCGGTTCAAGTGCTCAAACGCATCACGAGCCTTCGCCGATTCGCTGCGCCACGAGCCCAACGCGGTGCGGATGTCTTCGATGCGGTCGCGCAAGCCTCCGGTGTGCCGCCAAGACCAGCCGCCACCGTTGGCCAGTGCCATGGACACCGTATTGCTGCACACAACGCGCACTTCCGTCGGAAGGAAGCGCAGCGCACCAGTGCCATCGTGTGCAGTGGTCACCAGCAGGTAGGGAACGTGCTCGTCGCCCTTGCCGATGGCGTAGCCGTCACCCTTCAGCAGGAACCACACTCGGCGGCCGCTCTTAATGCTTCCGGCAGTCTCAACGCGAACGGTCTCGCCTTCACGCGCTACAGCCTGTGCGAGGTCGGCCATTTCGACATTCTGCACGATGGAGTAGTCGGAGCCCACCACGCCAAGAATCAGACCCGTATCGGAGCGGCGCAGGGCCTTGTGGGTGGTCACCTGCGCGACGCGGTTACCCGGGAACACGGCAGCCAGTTCTTCGGACTCCTGCACGTCCCAGTTCAGGCCAGCCAGCGCAAGGGCTTCGGCGGCCGTCGGTGCGTTCTCCACAATCGTTCCCAGTCCATGCCATGCCGCTTGGCGGTGCAGGATCAGGCCATCGGTGTCGGTGATTTCGTGTGCCATGGTGTACTCTCTCATTCTGTCCCTGTGGGACTTGGTGTAGTTGAATCCTGCGACAGTGCAGGGCAGGCCCTAGCGTACTAGGGCGAGCCTTGAACTGTCAACGGGGGATGAATCCGGGAACCGTCGCGTCATTCACTGCGCGGCTAAGTTCCCAATACAGTGCGTCCAACATAACGAACACTTGTTCCATTTCGTCGGTACGATTAGGGCCAAGGCAAGCGGCCTCCATATCGAACACGGTAGTGCGAAGGGCGAACAACGCACGGCTAATGGTGTCCTCATCAAATCGAATTTCAATCTTCACGGTGAACTCTCTTTCTGCGGCTGTGCCGCTGTGGTGTGGGTGCATCATGCCACAGGGCTAAGAGCCTGTCAAGCCCATTGGGCAAGAAAGTTCAAATTTTTTTTAGGTTCGAGCGCATCCTATATACACCAAATCACGCCCCGTTAAACGGCCTAGGATGCCCGCTGCTGCATTTGGGGTCGAATAGGTACGATGGTATGGGGGAACCCCACAGAATGCAGCACAGAACATCGTAGCGATGCACACCATATGTAGTGGTGTAAAGTTTACACTACCACAAGATATTGTGGTGGGTAATCTATACCTACAGGTCTGTGATTGTGTCCGATAACGAATCAGCACCAGCACCGGCCAGCACCGCACACCTGTCCGATAATTAATCACGGATACGGCTATCTGTAATTCTGTCCGATAATGAATCACCGATACCATTGTCCGTGATTCTGTCCGATAATGAATTCCGGATATGGTAGTCCGTGATTGTGTCCGATAATGGTTTCAGGTTTCAGTGAAAGGTGAAACGGTTTCAGGTTTCAGTGAAAGGTGAAACGCCGCCGACACCGGCTGACCGACCAGGGGGAGTCCGCTAGTCGTGCTGACGATAGTCTTGCTGACACACTCTAGTCAAGCTGACGGGTAAGACGTGTATTTAAAAAAAGTTTTCAGATTTCCTGCATTACTCCTAGGATTCAACCTTTAGAATCATCTTTAAGATAATCCCAAGGACAACCTTAGGATAGTAAGTATAAGAATAATATACAAGGGTACTCCTCAGGATACCCTCAGTTAACCCAAAGGATCACCAAGGGTGAACGAAGAGAAGCTTGAATCGGAGATGTTTGAGCTGGGTACAGCACGGTATCTGTCTAGGCTTTCCAAGTATCGGGCCAACAAGCTGGAGACCTGTACGCCTGCTGGGCAGCGTGTGCTGGAGAAGTCTACACAGCTTCTCAGCGAGGGCATCAAGCTCTGGGTTGCTCAAGCTTCTCGTGCTCCTGGCAGGATGCACCGCGTTCTCCCTTACCTGGAGAAGATCCCATTCGATGTCGCTGCGATGATCACCTGCAGGTCGGTCATTGATGGCATTACGTCGAGCCGCACCATCACATCCCTAGCGGTAACCCTTGGTCGCCTCATCGAAGACGAGTCCAAGTTCCGTTGGCTGGCCAAGAATCACAAGGGATTCTGGCGGCTGATGATGAAGAACCTAAGCAGGCAGCCTAGCGACCAGACCAAGATCAAGCACATCTCACGCTCTGCCAAGTACCAGAACATCGTGCTTCCCAAGTGGTCACCCAAGGATCGGACAGCCGTTGGGCTGGTCCTTGTGGAGCTCATGCGGCAGCACACTGGGATCATCGACACCATCAACCGTAGCAATGCACTGGGCAAGGAGACTGTGCTTGTCCGTGGCACCGATGAGTTCCTGGAATGGCTTGAGAAGAGCCACGATGCAGCCACGCTGCTGGCTCCTGTGTACATGCCCATGATCGTGACCCCACGCAAGTGGGATTCGGTGTGGACCGGCGGCTACTTTGGTGTGGCCTTTGGTCGCAAGCCCATGGTCAAGGTCCACAGCAGGAAGTACCTGGCAACCCTGGATAACCTGGAGATGCCTGAGGTCTATCAGGCAGTGAACAACATTCAGGAGACAGAGTGGACTGTCAATAGTCGTGTTGCCGAAGTGCTTCGTCACTGCTGGGAGCAGGACATTTCGATTGGTGATTTGCCTAGCCGGGCAGGATCACCTATCCCACCGAAGCCTGTGGACATTGACACCAACGTGGATGCCCGTAGGTCTTGGCGCAAGGCCGCAGCAAAGATTCACTGTGACAACGAGGCTGACCGATCCAAGCGTGTGGCCGTCAGCAAAACCCTTTGGCTGGCTGAGAAGTTTGGTGGTCGATCCATTTACTTCCCCCAAGAGCTGGACTTTCGTGGCCGCGTCTACCCCAAGCCGATCTTTCTGAACAACCAAGGTGCTGACTGGCAGCGATCCCTGCTGACGTTCACCAAGGGCAAGCCCGTTGACGACAATGCCATGAGTTGGCTGGCTGTCCACGGTGCCAACAGCTGGGGCATGGACAAGGTGGACTTCAAGTCACGAGTGGGCTGGATCACTGACAACCACAACATGATCCTCGCTGCTGGTCGTGATCCCTTGGCCAACATGGAGTGGACTGAGGCAGACAAGCCGTGGTCATTCCTTGCGTTCGCCATGGAGTGGGCCCGTGTGCATGACAATCCTGGTACTAGCAGCGGACTTCCGATTCATCTGGATGGCTCTAACAACGGCCTCCAGATTTTTTCTCTGCTGCTGAAGGACCCCATCGGAGCGTTGGCTACCAACTGTGTGCAGACCGACACACCTCAGGACATCTACCAGATCGTTGCTGACAGGGTGAAGGAAAAGCTGGCAGCCATCGGTGATCCATTGGCACAGACCTGGCTGGCCTTTGGGATCGACCGCAAGACAACCAAGCGTGTGGTCATGTGCCTGCCCTACGGGCTGACCCAATACAGTGCCCGTGGGTACGTCGATGAGTGGTATCGTGACAAGGCAAAGTCTACAGGTAACGCACCGTTCGGTAAACTGGACAGTTTCCAACCTGTGTTGTTCCTGAGTGGGCTCATTTGGGACGCAATTTCGGAGACCGTTGTGGCGGCACGAGAGTGCATGGACTGGCTCAAGCAGGTGGCAGCCATTCACATTGATGCCAATGTTCCTATCCGATGGACTGCACCCACGGGATTC